GCGGCTGCACCAACCTTTGCACGACAAATCGTAATTACAGAATACACACCACAAATGTATGCTAAAGCACAACTCTCAAAGACTGAATATAAATGCTTATGGCAGCTCTACTACTATGAGAGCAGGTGGGATAGCAATGCACGTAATGGATCAATGTATGGCATACCACAAGGCAATAGCATCTATCTAAAGACAGCATCACCTATACAGCAGGTTAAGTGGGGTATCAAGTATAATAAGAACAGGCATAAAACTATGTGCAATGCACTTGACCACTTCAATGATAAAGGCTGGCACTAATGCGCGATAAGCATCTGGGTAGTAGCGCATGGAAGCGTCAGCGTCTCATAGTGTTGAGGCGTGACTGTTATATCTGTGCATACTGTGGTGAAGCAGCTAATGAGGTGGATCATATACAACCACGTGTGCTAGGTGGGACTGATGACCTAGATAATCTTGTTGCTGCGTGCCGTAGATGCAATAGCAGCAAGGGTAAGAGGTCAGAAGCCCTTTTTTTAGGTCGGCAGTCTACCCCCCCTGTCTTTCAAGGCAATCTCTCCCCGAGAGCAGCCTCAGTCATCCCAGACAATCCATTTGTAACCGAGACCACACCCAGCATTAACTGATGACTGCCAAGCCAAAGCCGCGTAAGACTGGGGCAAGAAAAAAGCCCCTAGTTGGTGCGGTAAAACCACGCATCCACACGCCATTCTTAAAGGGTGAATCGCGCTTACAAGAAGTAGCTGATCTAGCAGAGAAAATAGGTATGCCCCTGCTCGATTGGCAGGTGTTAGTGCTAGAGGATATGTTGCGAGTTGATGCCAAAGGAGAATTCCGGCGCAAAACGATGGGATTGCTTATTGCACGTCAAAATGGCAAGACTCACCTAGCTCGTATGCTTATTTTGGCTCATCTATTCCTTTGGGACTCAAAGATGGTCATTGGTATGTCATCCAACCGAAATATGGCATTAGATACCTTTAGGCAGGTTGCTAACGCTATTGAGGATAACGAATTCTTAAAAGCCCAAGTTAAACAGATCAGGTTTGCCAATGGACAGGAATCCATCACAACCCTTAAAGGTAATCGCTATCAAATAGTTGCAGCTACTAGAGATGGCTCCCGTGGACTTACTGCCAACTTCTTATTCATTGACGAATTACGCGAAATCTCTGAGGAAGGCTGGAAAGCTGCAAGGCCAACTACTCGCGCAACAGGTGGTCAGACCCTAGTCTGCTCAAATGCCGGAGATGCCTATTCAATCGTGTTAAATGACCTGCGCGAACGCGCTTTGTCATATCCATCACCTACACTTGGCTGGTATGAATATAGTGCGCCACCTCATTGCAAGGTTGATGATCGCAATGCTTGGGCTATGGCTAACCCTTCTTTGGGCAAGCTCATTGACGAGGAAACGCTGGAGGAAGCAGTAGCGACAAACCCAATAAATAACACTCGCACGGAAATGCTTTGCCAATGGGTCGATTCTATGACCAGTCCTTTCACAACCCAGATGATTACAGACACAAGCGACTCCAATCTAAAGATTACAGCTGGTGGAAACATAGTCTTTGCGATAGATGTCTCGCCGTCAAAGAGATCGGGCGCGTTAGTCGCAGCCAAGATGAATCAAGAGAGTGGCAAGATTGAAATTGGCCTTATGCAGCTCTGGACTAGCGATATTGCAATAGATGACCTAAAAATGGCGGCAGATGTCCACGCGTGGGCGCAAAAGTTCAAACCGCGTGTAATTATGTATGACAAGTACGCAACAGCTTCAATAGCCCAGCGATTACAGCAGTCAGGGCAGAAGTTAGAGGATTGCTCAGGGCAATCGTTTTATCAGGCGTGTGGCGAGATACTAGATGCTTTTGTGAACTTACGTTTAGTTCATTCAGGGCAAAAAGAGCTTACTGAGTCTTGGTTTAGCGTAGGAGCTAAGACTAATGATGCAGGTTGGCGAATAGTCCGGCGCAAGTCTGCTGGAGATGTAACTGGGGCAATCTGCTCCGCAATGGTGGTTCACTACTTGACACGCCCACAATCAACACCCCAAATTTATGTTTGACATTAGTCTCAATATATGAGATTATTTGCCAAATAGTGTAAGGTTGGTGTATGGGTATTTTCTCTCGCTTTAGCAGACCACAAGTTATTGAAGCGCAGTATGCACCACCGGTAATGTCCGACACATACCAGTACCAAATCCCGTACCAGTTATTGACAGTAGACAGATTATCTGCATTGTCAATTCCAGCTGTTAGCCGTTGCAGAAATTTAATTGCAAACACAATAGCTGCAATGGAATTAACTTTAGAGTTAAAGCGTACTGATGAGGACATCCCTAAATTGCCGTGGATGGATCAACCATCAAAGAATCAGCCTTATGGCGTAACTATGGCTTACACAGTAGATAGCCTAATTTTCTTTGGCGTTGCATATTGGGAAATTGAAGAAGTCTACGCAGACAACGGATACCCAGCACGATTTAATTGGGTTGCCAACTCTCGCGTAACTCCACGCTATAACGCAAAAAATACTTATATTGAAGGATACCAAGTTGATGGCGAGATGCGCCCGATGAATGGTGTCGGCTCACTTGTAACATTCCAATCTATGACGGATGGAATCCTTAACACAGGTGCAAGAGTTTTGAAATCAGCTTTAGACCTTGACAAAGCTAGTTCTGTTGCTTCTGCAACTCCTATGCCTTCTGGAGTGCTAAAGAATACTGGTGCTGATCTAGGCGAGTCAGAAGTTCAAGGATTGTTAGCGGCTTGGCGCAATGCTCGCAATAATCGCTCAACTGCATATTTAACTTCTACCCTAGAATTTCAACCAGCTTCATTCTCTCCTAAAGATATGATGCTAAATGAAGCAAAGCAATATATGGCAACTGAGATTGCACGTTTAATGAACGTGCCAGCATATTACATCTCTGCCGATATGAACAATAGTATGACATACGCAAACGTCCAAGACGAGAGGCGTCAGTTTGTATCTCTATCTTTACAACCTTACATCTCTGCCATTGAACAGCGTTTGTCTATGAATGACATAACACCTTCAACGCAGTATCTATCTTTTGATTTAGATTCAGGCTTCTTAAGGGCTAACCCAATAGAGCGTCTGGATGTAATCGAGAAAATGCTAACTCTAGGTTTGATTGACGTTCAAGAAGCAATGGCAATGGAAAACCTATCATCAAATGGGAGTGCGACAAATGCAATTAACCTTCAGTAGCCAAATAGAGTGCGATCAAGGTCGCAGACTTATCTCCGGCAAGATTGTGCCTTACGATGGCGAAATCGGCCACACCTCAATCGGTAAAGTTGTTTTCGAGCGTGGAAGCATCCAACTACCTGAGGCTAACAAATCTAAACTACTTTTAGAACACGATGCCAAGAAGCCAATCGGTAAGGCAGTAGCCTTTAACGAGACAGCTGACGGCGTGTTCGCATCCTTCAAAGTTTCCAACACTAGTCGCGGAACAGACTCACTAATCGAAGCATCAGATGGCCTTCGTTCAGGGCTTAGTGTTGGAGTAGAAGTATTGGCATCTGAACCGCGCAATGGCGTTCTATTTGTTCAATCTGCAAGACTATTTGAAACAAGTCTTGTTCAGGCAGCTGCTTTTGAATCAGCAGCAGTAACTAGCGTTGCAGCATCAGCAGCAGTTGATGAAGCACTAACCGAAACCCAACCTAACGAAAGTGAGGCTCAAGTGGAGATTACTCCAGAAGCCGTAGCACCTGAGGCAGTAGTAGAAACCCCTGCGGTTGAAGCCTCACGCCCAACAGTAACAGCAGCAATGTACACAGCACCACGCATTGAACTCTCAAAAGAGAAGTACCTAGAAAACTCAATCCGCGCCAAGCTAGGCGATGAGGATGCTCGTCAATACCTACTAGCAGCAGCAGATACAACAGGCGCAGCTGGTCTTGTACCAACACGCCAGCTCACAGAGGTAATCAACCCATTGGCTAACGCTGATCGCCCATTTATTTCAGCAATCTCATCAGGCGTATTGCCAGATGCAGGTATGACTTTTGAAATTCCAAAGATTTCACAGGTACCAACAGTTGCAGTAACAGCTGAGGCTGGCGCACCATCAGACACAGACCTAGAAGCTGCATACCTTTCAGTTTCAGTTCAGAAGTTTGCTGGACAACAGACATTCTCAACAGAAATTCTTGACAGAAGCTCACCAGCGTTCTTCGCTGAACTTGTAAAGAATATGGAATATGCATACGCAAAGGCCACAAATGACCGCGTATCAGCAGTAGTAGTTGCAGCAGCGACAGACGGCGGAAACCGCACAATGTCAGCAGCTAACATTCTTGACTTCGTAACTGATGCCGCTGTATCTGTTTATTCAGGCACACTTGGCTTTGCTCGCAACATCGTTGTATCTCCAGAACAATGGGGCGCAATTATGGGTCTTGTTGATACAACAAACCGCGCAATCTACACAGCTGCAAACCCAGTAAATAACGCTGGAGCAGCAGCACCTACTTCACTACAAGGAAACATTAACGGCCTAAACCTTTATGTTTCACGTTCACTTTCAGGTACAGGCGATGGCACAATCGTTGCAATTAACCCTGAGTCATACACCTGGTACGAGTCACCAACATTCCGTCTAGAGTCAAACCTAATTAACTCAGGACAGATTAACGTTGGATACTTTGGCTACGGCGCAATCGCAACAAAGGTTGCAGCTGGCGCGTACAAGTGGATGGTTGCATAACCACCATTAGGTAAATTGTTGTAGGGGCTTTGTAGCCCTTAGCCCCTACAATTTTCATTAGAGAGGAAATTATGGCAGCCACATACGTTACACAAGCCGAACTGCGCACAGTTCTAGGCATTGGCTCTCTCTACGATAACGCAGTTGTTGAGGAAGTGGCACAGGCCGCTGAAAACATCATCAAAGGGCATCTATGGTTTAACAGCACACCTAACATTGGGCATAGTAATACGGCAAGCCCTGACGCAGTAGGCACACTTTATTTTGCAGAACCTCACGAATTCTACGTTGGCGAGACAGTTGTAGTATCTGGCAACGGCTCAAAGTTCAACGGCTCAAAGACTATTACAGCCGTTGATAATGGTTCTTTCCGTTCTACAAATTACACAATCAGCTTTCTTCTTCAGGGCAACAACATTGCCGAAAGGCCTTACCATCCAGTAGTGCCCTACGGCTCTGTAGCTGGAGATACATACGTTGATTTTGCAACTGTGCCAGAAGTAAGAGAAGCATCATTACTAATTGCCGTGGACATTTGGCAATCAAGACAACTTTCAAACGCAGGTGGCGTAAGTCCTGACGGCTTTACACCTTCACCATACAAAATGGGTAACACTCTCCTAGCTAGAGTTAGAGGCTTGATTGCGAATTACTTAAATCCTAATGGACTAGTCGGATGACAGTAGCCGTCACTACTCTCCGTTCTACCATTGCAACGGCGTTAAGTAATCCAACAGTCTGGCAGGTCTTTTCCTTTCCGCCTGCCAGTCCGTTGGCCAACAGCGTAGTTGTAGAACCTGATGA